TCGCTTACAGTTCCTTCAACATAAATACCTTTTTTGTCTACGGTAATTTTATCAAATTTACCAATAGGAGCATCATGTTTATGTTGAAACAACATGATAGGGTTTTTTCTAAAGTTCTCTACACCTTTAGCCCAAGCTTTTGCAGTAATTACATCGCCAGAACGATCTTTTGATGTAGTATTTGCATAACCAGCTATTTTTAAACCTTTTTTAGATTTACTTACGGCTTTAGTGTCTAAAGAACTATTGATATAAAAAGTTTTGTTATTCATCAGTTGTTCCTTCGGAATCGGGAGATTCACCTCCCGTTGGTCTTCCACCTTGGCTAGCGTCTGTAGCACTACCAGTGATATTTTGTGGTATTCTTATAGTATCATGCCCTTCTATTTTTGGCAATCTTAATATTTCTCTAGCTTCAGTTGGGGTCATAATTCCTGTATTAACCAGAGTACTGAGATAGGTAGCTTGCACCTTGGCGTCTGGCTGTAGTGCTGGAACACTTAATCTATCAGGTCTAATGGTTACGTCATTGTTAAAATGGTGACTAAGGGCACTTGAAAATGTTGTTAAAATAGGAATTACCGTATGAAGATAAAACAATTTTTGATTAGCATCAATATTCGCATTGTTACCTGATTTTAATAGAGTATAAGGAACACCTATAGCCTTAGCCATGTCTTGTTGAATACGCTCAATAGAGGTTTCAAAGTCTAACTCACTAAACTTTACAGTAGAAAACTTATCAATCTTTAAGCCTCCATCTAAAATAGCAGGACGTCTTGCACCATTAAATATTGTTGTATAAGTACTGCTCCAAGAATCTAACAAACGCTCTTTAACGCGTTTAGATAGTACAGAATCTGTAGTAAGTACAAAACCAGGTAACGCATTATTTTTAAAGAATTGACGTTGAAAATTAATCATATAGTAGTAAACCTCTATAAGTCTAATACTTGCTTTTAGCTTTGAAGTACCTCTAAATATAGATTCTGAGTTTTCAGCCATAATGTGGATAATCTCATGTGATTCAAATCTTATAGTTTCAGAATTTTTCTTAGCTTTTCCAAAACCCATATAATCAGATACAGAAGTATTAGTTATAACATAGTTATAATGTGATACAAATGTTCTCGGGTCCGGTACTACTTCAACGGCGTTAGCAGGGAGTAAGAAAAGGTTAGACCCATCATAGTAAAAAAACACATTACCGTCTAGATAGAAATCTAAAAAAGCACGCCTAAATAAGCGTGCTCTATCCTCAAAAGGATTAGGTCTGATATTTAGTAATTTATTTACTTTTTTACCTGGACTACCACCGTCTACTATAAAAGGAACTTCTACACAAGCACTAATTACCATCTCAACAGCTCGATTAATAATTTCAATTTCAGCATACGCAGATTGATAATCAATAATGTTCTCAGGGCTAGCAACAGATTCACCTGCTGCTATAGAACCTTGTGCTGGATTTAACTTTTCTGCCATCCATTCTCTGAGGGTTGCGCGTTCACTAGCCATGTTTGTCCTTCTGGATATTTAACCATTTTATAATTTTTGGTGCTAAAGTGTTGGCGTATCGTTGACCATATATACTATGTAAACGCTTATGATGAGTACCACATAACGTATATAGATTATCATTAGATAGCTTTTCTGCACAATCAACTGCGAAAATAGTTCTAAGATGTAGGATCTCTTCATTAGAAGTTATCTCCTGAATCTTTTTTTCTTCGCACCAGTTGTGGAACAGCTCACTTAAACTATATATGTGATGAAGGTCTAAGTTACTAGTATCTCCACAAATATAACAAGCGTCTTTAGCTTTATAGTCTTTTTTGATATAGTCTCTAACCCATTTAATAGGTAATCTGTTTAAATTTGTCATAGTTAATTCTACACTAAAATTTTGTTCTGTCCAATATATAATTTTGACAGGTTATGAATAGATTGATATAGCATTCATCTTATGATGAGTGTATAGTGCGTAACGAACTGCATCAGAAGGGTGAGAAGACCAATCATGGTGAGGTTTAGGATTATCAGTTTTAGTATTCCATTTATAAGCAGTCATAGCATGATAGGTGTGTTTTGCACCCTCTTCATCAAAACATAAGTTACCGTGCTCAATTAGTGCTTGTATAAAGTTTATACCATCATTTACAGACTTAACTGCATTATCACAAAAAATATCATAATCATAAGCAAAGTCAGCTTTTACCTGCGCAGCACTAGAGTCAATATATATAGAATCAATTTTCCACCTATCTTGTAACTCTGTAATAGCTTCAGCTAACTCAGATGTTGTAGACTCTTTAGATATATACTCATCAAGAACAAAGTATGAATCACCATCATAACCAATAACTACAAAAACGTTTTCATCCCTATAACCAACGTCTAGTCCAGCAATCACTTCAACAAATTGTTTTTCTTGGTACTCTCCTACGTGTTTCTCATCATCGAGGTACTCATAAATTTGATCTTCTGTAGTAGTCCAAGCACACATATATTCCTGTGCAAATAGAGCACGTGTCATTGTTTTTTCAGCTTCAGCAACATCCTTCTCTCCGAGAAGTGGGTTTGCTCTCCAAGTAAATAGATCAGAACCCCATTCGTCATAATCGTCGTTATCACCACGCTGAAAATAGTCGTATAAATAGTTACCTTTACCTCTAGGAGTTGAAATCCATAAACACCTTGAATCGTTAAAAGTAGATAGGGCAGGACGTAAATCACGAGTAAAATACTCATCGTCAGGTATAATTGCTGCTTCGTCAATAATTAGTAAATTAGCAGCACGACCAACTAGAGAGTCTCTATTGTTAGCCGAGAGAAGTCTAAAAATTGAACCATTCTCTAGTTTAACTACTTTATCTTTTTGGTTCTTAGTTACAATCTCAACGCCAGTCTTACTGATAATATCAGTAACATAATCCCAGATAATGGAAGATAACGTAAAGTTTGGTGCAACAACCATTACTTGTTGTCCAGGTTCTAGTAGTTTAGCAAAAGCTAATAAAGCTGCTGCATAAGACTTACCTGTTCTTCTTGCTGATATATGTACCCAGAATCTTTTATCATTTAAACCATCAAGCATAGCTTGTTGACTCTCATTAAATACTATAGGGGTAGGCATCTTACTTAGTAGTTTATCTACAGGTAGTTTAAAAAAGCTTTTAGGCTTTATTAGATTATATTCAGTCAAGTTTTATTCCTTTAAAGTGGCGTTACCGTCTATTACGTAGAATATCTTAGGTATATATAATATGTCCTCAGTCACAGTTTCTAGATCTGGACATGCGTGTAAAGTTGTAATTCGTGCCTGTGTGAATATAGGAGGTAGATCTACAGTAATAAATATAGGATCTGTTCCTGGATCTCTATTATCACTAACATCTTTTGTGGACCACGTAGTATCTGCCGAGCCTTCTCCAGGAACGTCTACTGTAACTCTAAAACCCTCTGGAAGAGGTAGTCTGCTACACGCAATTTTTTCTATATCACCTACTACATTGTAGGTAGTTCTATCTAGACTAAAACCTGTTTGTTCGTTATCTACATGAAAAATATAAGGAGTAATAGAAGAGTACCAGCTGTACCCACTAGATATAGTAATACCTACCACTAATCCTACGATTATCGCCCATAAGCTATAGTCAATCCTTGTTAACATCATAATATTCCTATCCCTGATATACCGCCTGATAGTATAAAACTAACAATTGCGATAATAATAGTACCTAGTATTAAACGACTTAACCACTGAAAAGTACTCTCATTAGCGCTGATACGTCTTTCGGTGCCTGTATGATTAGTTGTGTGCCTAGCATCTTGTATTTCTAGCTTAGAGGTTCTAGACTCTAAAAGTCCTATTCTCTCTTCTAGCGGCTTTATTTTATCATCAAGTGCTTTAAGCTTGTAAGTTAAAACAGTATCTTCAGACATGCTTGCACTCCTTAATTATTTTTTATTTTACATAATGATTATAACATATGGAGGTCGCTAGTCCAATTATTTTTTAGTATAGCTATACCAACCACCTATACGCACTAAAAACCATAGTAAAATAGAGATAAGTATTCGTAAAAAAGTACCTAAAGTAGATGTAGATATAGTAGCATCCCTTAGCATTGCTTGTAAGAATCGTAAGTCACAAAGCCAGCGTGCAGGGTATCCGCGCTCGTAACCCTCATCGTGCTTATCCCAAGAAGCTTCATCAAAGAAAAAGCTAAGTATAGAAGTTAGCTTTTCTCTGATTTTTACTGGAAACCACTTAGGACCAAGACCGTTAGGCATAGTACTTATTCGCCCTCGTAACCAAACATAATATCAAGATCTTTAGGATCTATCTCTTTAACAGCAGCAATAACTGTTAGAACAGCAGCATTACGGTTAATAATATTTAAGCCTGCCCAGGTAATACGAGCATTAAGTCTTTGAGACTCCGGTATTGCTGCAAGAACATCTGAAAAAGAGCTAGGCCAAATGCCGCGAGCAGCATCTTCAGCGTCTGACTCAGCTAGAAAACCCGCAGCTATAGCACGAACTACGAAAGTAATGCGATCTAATGTTGCAGTACTACGAAAAGATGATCGAGCTTTATCCCAATCAACCTCTATAACCGTTGTCTCACCGAATACCCATGCGTCTCTAAATTTGCGACCACTAGTAGGAAGTGTCATAGAACTTGCTAAACGGCTTTGGCCGCGACTATCTATTACATTATTATCCATATTATTTCTCCTGTTTAATTGACCAGCCATTACGAAATGTGCGGTCTGTTGGTATAGATTTACTTAGTACAATTTTTAGGTAACTACGATTACCTTTAGGTCTTAACCATACAGAGGTAGGAAGCTCTTTTTGTACTAAATATTCCATTGCTTCTTCTTCTGTCATAGCTTTTACAGGAGGGGTATCGTGTAGTAGGAACCCTCGTGTATGGTGTGTAAACGTAGGTTTAGCTTCATCTTTTTTTAATGCCCAGTACACTTCTACAGGAGGTAGTATACCTCCGTATAATGCCATTGCTAGCCATTGAGGCGATGGTGTGGTTATTTTAGCAGGCGCATCAACGTCTTCAGGATCCTCCCATACTATAGAGTATTTTCCTTGCGGTGGGTGTTTATTAGCATCTTGATCAAAGAAAAGTAATTCACGTTCCCAAAGTTTATAGTCTGAGTAATTAATCATGCGAGATCTCCAAAACCAACGGAATGGTTTGTTGCTATGTTGATTACTGCACCGCTTGACGCTGTTAGTGTCCCAGACAAAAGACCGACGGAACTGGTTGTATAGGCTAAGGCAGTCTTCTGCTGCAAACTTTCGTTGTAGTCTCCATTCGCTGTGTTGTCTCCGCGACGACTACTTGCAGTTTGATAAAGAGCGTTCCCAAAATTGGCGGTAAACCCCAGCGCCGTGCTTCCAGAACCCACGTCAGTTATCGACGCGACATTCATGCTGTCAACAACAGCGGCGGTTCCCGAAAGATCATAGTTAGCCCTGTATTTCGCAGATCCCCCAGTGAGATAAATTGATGGAATTGTATCAGTGCCATCACCAAAATTTGGTGTGATTATGCTACCCATTATGCTAAATCTCCAAATCCAGTTGCTTCAACTTTTGTGCCATCTGTCCGTGTTCCATAGGAATCGACGCTGCTAATCTCCAGTGATGCCGCTGATGCTGTTCTATCAACCTGATACTCTACAGTAACACCTATAAAGGAAGGTGCTACCTTGCCAGCGTAGTCTTTCATCCAAAGATAGTTAACACTTGAAAAATCGTTGGTATAAGTAATAAGAGTTCGGCCAGTGCCTTGATCTGTTATTGACGCTACGTTTTGGCTATACCTAAGGTTCTGTGTAGATTGTTGGTTAACTGATACAACAACCTTTGCAATACCTTTTGTGTTAAAGGATGTGCCGCCTCCGCCGCCAATAGCAAAATAAGCTGAACCATTACAAGCAACGTCGTTACTACTACCATCAGCTACAACAATTGCTGTATTGCCTCCCGCTAATGTGACCGATCCGCCATCCCCAATAATAGTAAAGAAGAAACCGTCTCCAGAAGTAGCAGCGGCTGGAATTGTTAAAGTTATATCAGCAGTTGCCCTTATAACTTTACCACGGTCTGTAGCTAACAAAGTATAGTCACCTGACTTTGATAATACAACCTTGTTGATACCCATATCTGTTCTTAGTTGAGTTGCGTTGGTTACGTTAAAGGGTGCGAATCTTATAGTTTGTAGTATATCAGCAGCAGCAGCAGCTACAGTAAGTACAATTTCAGAGCCGTTGGTAGCTGTGTAGTCAGTAACTGGGACTAATAAAACCCCATTCAAGTACACATCAATAAACGTAGGTTGATACCCTAACGTCCCAAAAGTTGTTTGGCCTGCTACAGCTGTAAAAATCTGATCAAATTTAATTGATTGTGGTACTGGTGTTGTCCCTATGTATGACATTTAATATTCCTTCTATTTTTATTAAGTTGCTATTTCGGTGACTGTTAATGAAGAGACCATAGTGCCACCAAGCTGTCGGCTGCCCCCAACACCATTTATTGTTAAAGTTGCGCTGCCGTCAGGGCCTGTACGTATTTTGAATACTATCTCTGATGTAGTATCGGCATCAACATACGAGTCTATATGTAATAGAGTACCTCCGGTTGACGTTTGAGCCTCGGTGTGTATGGCGGCAAAAGCGTTAGAAGTAGTGTCTCGGAAGAGTGCTGTAACTATATCGCGGCCAGTAGATCTACCCGCATAAATAGTCCCGACAATATGTAACTTATTTGTAGCGCTTTTGGGCGTAATGGCTACCGTGAGAATTTCCGAGCCTTCATCATTCTGAGGTATAGTGTCATCGTCAGGCATCACGGTTGTAACAGTAGACATAGCATTAGTTTCTGCACGTTTAATCTGTACGATACTTCCTGCTTGGTCAGCTAAAATTCTATTTTTTGACATTATGTATCTCCCGCATCAGGCCATTTAGTTTTATTTTTATAATCGTTAGGAATAGGCTCCATTACATTAAGTACATTTGATGCTGCAATTACAGCTGCTATATAGCTACTAATAGCAGTTAACTCAGCTGCACGTGTTTCTTGTTCTGTTGTCCAGCTGCCATTGAGAACTCTTAATTGTAGTAATGCAGTTGCTTCTCTGGCACCAGCAGATATACGCTCATCTGACTGACCACGATCCTTGGAATTTGTTGCTGCCATGATCAAATACTGTGCGTGGTTATTAACTTCTTTTAAGGTTGGTGTCGGGCCAGTAAATGTAGTGCCATTATACGTCCAGTCAATTGATACACTATCAGGAATTTTCACAGCTCCTGGAAAGTCTTTATCTGATACTGTGTCAATGATTCCGTTTATAATTAGTCCATAGTTCATGCCTTCACCTCAATTCTGATATTAGAACTACCACGTTCATTGTAGTCAATGTTACTGTCTGAAACCACGCCATTCAGGCCGAGAGTGGCGGGGTCACCTCGTGCATGTATGGTGAGAGTGTGGGCTCCAACACTGGCAACTATACCAGTATATTGGAAGCTTACAATAAACATAGTGTTTGCGTTATCTCGGTCATAATTAAATGGTGCTATACCATGGAATCTGATTCCTGCTGTATCACCGCTACCAACTTCTGTCCCATCAATCTTGATGTATAGCATGGAGTTGTGAGAAGCCTCTATATTAAGGTTTCCAGAAAAATTCACTTGTTGGTTTGGTTTAGTTGTGGTGAAAGCTGTATCAAGAGCTAGAATAGCTCGATCCTCAGAAGAACCATACAAAGTGTAAGCTGTTACGTTAGTTGAAATTGTAGGTTGGTGTATCTTGGCAAGATAGTCTGCGCCGTTAGAAACTATAGAGCCCCACCCACCATCCGGAACAATCACATCTGCAGTCACCCCGTTTATAGTGTCTGATCCAGCAGACCTCAAAGTCAAAGCACCACCTGCTGCTTCGAAGTTAATAAAAAAACCGTTTCCTGCTGCTGTGGCATCAGGAAGGGTAAGAATCATATCATCTGTTGCTCTTATAACAGCAGTTCTGTCTGTCAAGACTAAGGTATAGTCTGCAGACTTTGATAATACAGCCTCACTAGCTCCTGATTCAAGAATAGCTAAAGCAGAACCAGCAGGGAGAAAGGTAGTTGCAATACTTGATCCTAAATATCCAGGCATTATATATCCTGTTCCATTGCGCTAACGGTTACATTAACAGAGTCTGCCGTATCAGAAACTACTACTATAGTGTCCCCAGTTTGTACATTCATCTTCCCTGATATAGGGCTAAAGGCTGAATTAGCTGGTATAGGAACACCTTTAATGGTTATGTCACCAGCAATAGTAACTGTAACACTAATTTGCGAGTCAGTTACGTTTGCAAGTTGCATACCGATTATTGTTGCTACTTTACCAGAAGCAATTGTTGCTACAGTGGCAGGAGAAGTTCCTACCTCTGAGCTTGTATATGTAGTAAAGGTGATTGCCATATTTTTATCCTAACGCAATTGCAAAGGCTAGTACCGTTGCTTCTAAGTTGTCTAGTTTTGCTTTATATGCATTCGTAAATGCATTAGTATCTGAGTTATTTTCGTAAGCAGTTTTAATTTCAGCATCTGACTGACTCGATCCGCCCCCGTTTGCATCAACATAAGCCTTAACTGATTGTTGAGTTGGAACTTTAGTAGCGCTATTAGAAGCCATATTATCCTCGTCAATGACAAAGGATATAGCTGAAGTAGAGCTATCTGAGTTCATAACAGCACCAGCAGCATTAACATTAGTAGCATCTGTTACATCAGCTGAAGCTTCTATAGCGTTTAGCTTAGAGTGATCAGCGTCAGTAAAGGCGTTAGTATCTGAATTACTTTCATAAGCGGTCTTAATTTGAGACGCTGATTGATCAGCAGTAGCATTAGTTTCGATGTTTCCCAGTTTAGTAAACTGAGCATCTGTAAAGGCGTTGCTTTCGCCCTCATAAGCGGCTTTGATCTGCGCAGCGGTTTGATCCGCAGTAGCTGCGGTTTCAATATTACCAAGCTTAGTAAACAGAGCATCTGTAAAGGCGTTGCTTTCACCCTCATAAGCAGCTTTAATTTGTGCTGCTGATTGGTCAGCTGTAGCAGCTGTCTCAATGTTATTAAGTTTTGTATGGTCAGCATCCGTAAAGGCGTTAGTATCTGAGTTACCTTCATAAGCGGTTTTAATTTGGGCTGCTGTTTGGTCTGCTGTAGCTGAAGCTTCTATAGCGTTTAGCTTAGATTGGTCAGCATCCGTAAAGGCGTTAGTATCTGAATTACTCTCGTAGGATGTTTTAATAGATCCAGCATTTAAGTCTTTATTAACAATAGTCCAATTAGCTGCTTCATCAGGGTCATTTTGCTCAGCAATAAGTACATCACCAACCTCAACATCTGTTGAGAAAAAGGTACCAGCATGAGTAACTGTGTACATCCAACCAGTTAGAATAGAGCTAGGATTACTGTCCAGATCGGGTGAATTAGTTGATGCGTTATAACCGCCCTTATATACTACTTGAGAAGCAACAAGCGCGTCTACATAAGCTTTAACTGATTGTTGTGTTGGAACCTTTGTTGGGCTATCTGTAGACATATTGTCTTCATCAATCACAAAACTCATACCTGATGTCGATGAATCAGAGTTCATAACAGCACCAGCAGCATTAACATTAGTAGCGTCTGTTACGTCAGCTGAAGCTTCTATAGCGTTTAGCTTAGAGTGATCAGCGTCAGTAAAGGCGTTAGTATCTGAATTACCCTCATAAGCAGTCTTAATTTGAGACGCTGATTGATCAGCAGTTGCATTATTCTCAATATTACCGAGTTTAGTAAACTGAGCATCTGTAAAGGCATTAGACTCTGCTTCATAAGCAGCTTTAATTTGAGCTGCTGTTTGATCGGCAGTAGCTGATGTTTCTATGTTACCTAGTTTAGTAAACAGAGCATCAGTAAAGGCGTTGCTTTCGCCTTCGTAAGCAGCTTTAATTTCGGCAGCTGATTGATCCGCAGTAGCTGCTGTCTCAATATTATTAAGTTTTGTGTGATCAGCATCAGTGAAGGCGTTAGTATTTGAATTACCTTCATAAGCACTCTTAATTTGAGTCGCTGATTGGTCAGCGGTAGCAGAGGTTTCAATAGTACCAAGTTTAGTAAACAGGGCATCCGTAAAGGCATTAGATTCGCCTTCATAAGCAGCTTTAATTTGGGCTGCTGATTGATCCGCAGTAGCGTTAGCTTCAATATTACTTAGCTTGGTGAATTGTGTATCAGTGAATGCATTAGATTCACCTTCATAAGCAGCTTTAATTTGAGCTGCTGATTGATCCGCAGTAGCTGAGGTTTCAATGGTACCAAGTTTAGTAAACAGAGCATCAGTAAAGGCGTTAGCTTCGCCTTCATAAGCGGCTTTAATTTGAGACGCTGATTGGTCAGCTGTCGCTGAAGCTTCTATAGCGTTTAGTTTAGAGTGATCAGCGTCAGTAAACGCGTTAGTATCTGAGTTACTCTCGTAGGTTGCTTTAATGGAGGCTGCGTCTAAATCTCTGTTAACAATAGTCCAATTAGCTGCTTCATCAGGGTCGTTTTGCTCAGCAATAAGTACGTCACCAACCTCAACAGCTGTTGAAAAGAAAGTACCAGCATGTGTAACTGTATACATCCAACCTAATAGCACACTGCTAGGATTAGTATCTAAATCAGGAGAGTTGGTTGCAGCGTTATAACCGCCCTTATATACTACTTGAGACGCGATAGAAGATGCAACGTAAGCCTTAACTGACTGTTGGGTTGGGACTTTAGTAGCACTATTAGAAGACATATTATCTTCATCAATCACAAAAGACATTGCAGCAGTGGAGCTGTCTGAGTTCATAACCGCACCAGCAGCATCAACATTAGTTGCATCTGTTACGTCAGCTGACGCTTCAATATTATCTAGCTTAGAGTGATCAGCGTCAGTAAACGCGTTAGTATCTGAGTTACCTTCATAAGCAGTCTTAATCTGTCCAGCAGTTTGATCGGCTGTAGCTGCGGTTTCAATATTAGTTAGCTTAGTTTCAAAAGCGTCAGTAAACGCGTTAGTATCTGAGTTACCTTCATAAGCAGTCTTAATCTGTCCTGCCGTTTGATCCGCAGTAGCCGCGGTTTCAATGTTACCAAGTTTAGTAAACAGTGCGTCTGTAAAGGCGTTGCTTTCACCCTCATAAGCAGCTTTAATCTGCGCTGCTGATTGATCGGCTGTAGCAGCTGTCTCAATATTAGTTAGCTTAGTTTCAAAAGCGTCGGTAAAGGCATTAGTATCTGAGTTACCTTCATAAGCGGTTTTAATCTGTCCTGCCGTTTGATCAGCGGTAGCTGCGGTCTCAATGTTACCGAGTTTAGTAAACAGAGCATCTGTAAAGGCGTTGCTTTCGCCTTCGTAAGCAGCTTTAATCTGCGCTGCTGATTGATCCGCAGTAGCTGCTGTCTCAATGTTTCCCAGCTTAGTAAATAATGCGTCAGTGAAGGCGTTAGACTCGCCTTCATAAGCGGCTTTAATCTGAGCTGCTGATTGGTCAGCTGTCGCTGACGCTTCTATATTATCTAGCTTGGTGTGATCAGCATCGGTGAACGCATTAGTGTCTGAGTTACTTTCGTAAGCAGTTTTAATCTGTCCAGCAGTTTGATCGGCAGTAGCTGCGGTTTCAATGTTGCCAAGCTTAGTAAACAGAGCATCTGTGAAGGCGCTGCTCTCACCTTCGTAAGCGGCTTTAATCTCAGCAGCAGATTGATCCGCTGTCGCTGAGGTTTCAATGTTAGTTAGCTTAGTTTCAAAAGCGTCAGTAAAGGCGTTAGTATCTGAGTTACCTTCATAAGCAGTCTTAATCTGTCCAGCAGTTTGATCGGCTGTAGCTGCGGTCTCAATGTTTCCAAGTTTAGTAAACAGAGCATCAGTAAAGGCGTTGCTTTCGCCTTCATAAGCAGCTTTAATCTCTCCAGCAGTCTGGTCAGCGGTAGCTGCGGTCTCAATATTAGTTAGCTTAGTCTCAAAAGCGTCAGTAAACGCATTAGTATCTGAGTTACCTTCATAGGATACTTTAATGGAAGCTGCGTCTAAATCTTTGTTAACAATAGTCCAATTAGCAGCTTCGTCGGGATCGTTTTGCTCAGCGATAAGTACATCACCAACCTCTACTGCGGCAGAGAAGAAGTTACCAGCGTGGGTAACTGTATACATCCAGCCAGTTAGGATAGTGCTAGGATTAGTGTCTAGATCAGGAGAGTTGGTTGCTGCGTTATAGCCACCTTTATATACCACCTGCGAAGCAATAGAAGACGATACATAAGCCTTAACTGATTGCTGAGTTGGTACTTTAGTAGCACTGTCAGAGGCCATGTTATCTTCATCAATTACAAAAGACATAGGCGCAGTTGAGGTATCAGAGTTCATAACCGCGCCAGCAGCGTTAACATTAGTCGCGTCTGTTACGTCAGCGGCAGTTTCAATATTACCTAGCTTAGTGAACTGAGCGTCAGTAAACGCACTTGCTTCGCCTTCATAAGCAGCTTTAATCTGAGCAGCTGTTTGGTCTGCGGTAGCGGCAGTTTCAATGTTACCAAGCTTAGTGAACTGAGCGTCAGTAAACGCACTTGCTTCGCCTTCATACGCAGTTTTAATTTCAGAACCAGTATAACCTGTAACTGTAACACCAGAAATATCTAGGCTATCATTTATAACTACTTCATCAAAAGTAGCATCACCAGGAGTGACACTACCAATAGTTGTAGGTGATGCAAAAACGTTAGCCATTGATATACGCATAGTAGTATTAGCAGAAGCATCGACAACCACAAGATTGTCTGTTATCGCTGCTGCGTTTAGCTCGTCTAGTTCTAGAATTCTAATTGTTGCCATTATTCCATTAAATCCTTCATAAGACGTTCATAATTATTAATTTGAACTGCTACTTTAGGGCCGCTTTCTTTTGGCTTTAAAGTAGTCTGAACGTCTTGTAGATGCTTCATCCAATCAAGTAGGTCTTTCTTGGTAAATACACCGGTCTCTAGAGCTTCTTCAAGTTTTGCGTCAATAACACGATTAATAACATCAATCTGTTTTGAACGATTTAGATAGCCTTGTGTAGCAAAGACTGAATCTACATAGCTTTGTACTTCTTTTTTATCAAGAACTGAGGTAACTCTATCACGGGAAATACCGTAAGATTCAGCAATCAGTTCAATTGAGTCTCCTGCAAGATAGTCGTTTGCAATAGAGAGAACGACTGGATCTAAAGCAGGAGTGTCTAAACTATTATTTAGAGCATCGATGTTAGTCAGTGGAGGTAGAAGTTCATTATTCATACCAGCTCGCCTCTATTTCTAATTCACATACTCCATAAGGAGTCATTAAGCCTTCGTCTGTTGAAACCTCTAAAACACGAACATCATCAAACAACGATAGTTGATCCGCAGTTAGCGCCTCATTAAGAGCTGTATCTAAAACAGTATCAGTTGAGTCAATGCCATTGTTTAGATGTTGTAGTACGTATTCTATATCTCTACACGTGGCTTCTGTATCTTGTATCGAGTCATCCTCGCTAGTACGTACATAACCACGAACAGTTGCTCGCAGAACATGAAGTATAGTCCCTGCACCTAGATGCTGGCGACGACGTTGAGGACGAAGGATAGCAACAGAAGGAAAATCATTAACCTCATTTAGATAGCCAGGAACAACAGGACCAATAACGCCTAGAGCTGCTCGTACAGCTTGAATCTTTGCATACATTAATTATTCCTCACAGTTGTATATTATTAATTCTAATCCAAAAACACAGCACTGTCCAAACATATTTTTGTAAAATTTTTTATAGAAAGATGCTAGAATCTTTGCTATATTAGTGGTCCAGAAAAATTCTAAGGCTGCGATGATGCTATGCTTAGGCCGTTAGAGTTGAACAAACGTACATTAACATCAACAAAATTGGTTTGTAAATAATATTGAGTTCCTCATAATTATTAGCATTATATCTCGCATAGCTACAACTGATCTTATAAAATATCTTAGAATGCAATTTTTCAACTCAATCTTCATAAGCATTGAAAATCTTATTCTTCTTGATTAAGCATTGAAAGTCTTATTCGTATGTAATAAGCATTGAACATGGGCGATATAGTTTGTGCAGGCGCTTGAACAGATCCTAAATAACGTTTGAACCAATTTCATAAGCAGCTATTAACGTTGAACAGAGCTTGAACAGACGTTAAACAAAGCCTGAACTTACGCTGAACTGACGCTGAACATACGTTTGAACGGAGTTCATAAGGCGGGGGTAACGCCTTTATAATAATCATACGGAGTATGTTAGTTTATAGCGCCTAAGTAAGGCTTAGCCTTTCAAAGGGTGCGTTGTCGCTCTCGGAGAAATTCAGAATTTCTTGTATAAGGTTCCTGAGAATGGGCTTTGTGATAAATATGCAACACTAGTCCTCCTAACCGCCCCCTATACATCACGAATTGTTACACTATGAAATAATGGAGGCGTGACATTTCTGCCACGCCTCTCTCTGCTATACCGGACGATAAGGCTTGAGCTTGAGGCGAGACATACGTGCCGCGCCGCAGTATGTTACCCAATAGGCGCGGCGTGAGATGACCAGAGCAGGCTCAAGTTCGCGAGGTGCGAAGGCGCCAAACACTACGCTTGCGGTGCCTTGTGCGCCGTTGCAAGCGCTACACAAGCGCACTAGGTTCGAAGGTTCAACGCCACCACCATTTGCCTCGGCGACTAGGTGGCCGCAGTCGTTTGCATCCCATGTGCCGCATGCTACGCAAGAGTCATGTGAGGCCATTACGATCGCGCGGGTTGCGGCGGGGATGGATTGTTTTTTCATCTTAGTCATTTGGCTTTTCCCTTTGTCTATACATAGAATATAGGGCTGATCGCAGTGATTCGCAAGCGGTAAGACGGCTTTTCTTGTTCACGAAATGTTACAAAAACGCGCCAGCGGAACAAAACGTGAACACTGCTAAGTGCTTGAAATCATTAGATGATTCGCGCCAGTTTAATGGAATCAGCATAAGGAGTCAAGAGAGAACGGTAAAAATCGCGATCACGTATTGTTACGGGTCGGCTAAAACTGAAACATTCTGTGATGTGAAAAACGTGTTTTTTGTTTGACGAATCACCTGAGAAGGCGCATAGTGATTCTAAGGAAAGCGGGAATAACCCCGCCTAGCTGGAGAATTTCAAAATGACCGATACAAAAATCCTCGCAGGTTTCGTTACTCAAACCACAGAAAAGGCGATTCGTCTTGTATTGGACGCCGCAAATCCCGGTCGCGGCATTTGGGTTCCTGTCAAGAAGATTGTTACCCAAGTCGAATCAGACGCCGCAAGCGTAAAAATCACGCATCCCGGCGAAAAAGCCGAGCGCCAAGGAATCCCCATGTCAATGGAAATCGACTTGGCATTTTTGCAAAAGATCGGTGTTGCGGAATAGCAACACTAGGGGGTGTGGCAAAAATGTCACATCCCTTCTTCTACCTCAGAATGGGACTTGTGCAAGTGCCTAATCTAAGTTAGAAAACGAAGTCAAAAAACGAGGTTATAAAATGAAAACTTTTGCACTGGTCGCGACTCTCATGTCTTTTTTCAACGAATCGTGGGTGTTAGACTATAACATGTCAGAGCAAGATTGCGAAACTGTGCTGCAAGACTTTGAACAATCGGGCCTGTTTGTTGCTCAGGTCGAATTGACCTGCGAAGTGGAGGGCTAAAATGACTCATGGTCATTACCTTATTCGCCAAAAGAAAAACATGTGGGAAGCCACAACAAAAGAGGATGGATGGAATTGCGACTGGGAATGGATCTATTCGTATGACACGTTAGAGGGTTTAATCGTTAGACTCGACACTGATATGAAT